GCCGATCTACTATGGCCGTTTTCGGGAGGCCGTGATGCGTGGCGAAATACCCGTATGCCGGGAAATTGCCATGGAGATGGAGCGGATCGACGACCTGATCGCCAACCCGGGCATCTACTATGACGACAAAGCAGTGAACGGCTTTATCTCCTTTTGCGAGGATGAGCTGACCCTGACCGACGGCACCGACGTGAAGATGCTGGATAGTTTTAAGCTATGGGCAGAAGAAATCTTCGGGTGGTACTACTTTGTGGAGCGGAGCGTCTTTGTGCCGAATGAGCACGGAGGCGGTGGACACTACGAGACCCGGCGGCTGAAAAAGAGGCTGGTGACAAAGCAGTACCTCATCATTACCCGATCGGCTGCGAAGACCATGTACCTTGAGTTTTTGCAGGCCTACTTCCTGACGGCGTACACCACCACGACCCAGCAGCTGACCACCGCTCCGACCATGAAGCAGGCCGAGGAGGTGCTGGCACCCTTCCGCACCGCATTGGCGCGGGCAAAGGGGCCGGTGTTCCAGTTTATGACGGAGGGTAGCCTGCAAAACACCACCGGCTCCAAGGCAGACCGGGTGAAGATGGCTTCCACAAAGAAGGGTATCGAGAACTTTCTGACGAACAGTCTGCTGGAAGTGCGTCCGATGACCATTGAGAAGCTTCAGGGACGGCGTGACACTGTAGCGACTGTGGATGAGTGGCTCTCCTGCGACATCCGGGAAGATCCCATTGGTGCCATTGAACAGGGCGCGGCCAAGAACGAGAATTACCTCATCGTGGCAGCTTCCTCCGAGGGCACGGTGCGCAACGGCTGCGGCGACGACATCAAAATGGAGTTGATGAGCATCCTGAAAGGGGAGTACGTCAACCCCCACGTGTCCATCTGGTATTACAAGCTGGACTCCATTGAAGAGGTGGGCCAGCCGGAGATGTGGCTGAAGGCCAACCCGAACCTGGGCAAGACCGTGAGCTACGAGACCTACCAGCTGGACGTGGAGCGGGCGGAGAAATCCCCCAGCGCCCGTAACGATATCCTGGCCAAGCGCTTCAACCTGCCCATGGAGGGCTACACCTATTTCTTCCCCTACGAGGAGACCCTGTGCCACAGGAAGAGAAGCTTCTGGCAGATGCCCTGTGCCATGGGCGCGGACCTTTCCATGGGCGACGACTTCTGCGCCTTTACCTTCCTGTTTCCGCTGTCCAACGGATATTTTGGGGTCAAGACGCGGGACTACATCACATCCTACACCCTCAGCCAGCTTCCGGCTTCGAGACGGCAGCAGTATGAGGAGTTTATGCGGGAAGGGACCCTGTTCGTGTTTGACGGCACGGTTCTGGACATGATGCAGGTGTACGATGACCTGGACAACTTTATCATGGAGAACGAGTACGACGTGCGGGCGTTCGGCTACGACCCCTACAACGCACAGGAGTTCGTGAAGCGCTGGGGCGATGAAAACAGCACCTTTGGCGTTGTGAAAGTGATCCAGGGCGCAAAGACCGAAAGCGTGCCTCTGGGTGAGCTGAAAAAGCTGAGCGAACAGCGGAAGCTGCTGTTTGACGAGCAGCTGATGCAATTTGCCATGGGCAACTGCATCACGCTGGTGGACACCAACGGAAACCGGAAGCTCTACAAACAGCGGCAGGATCAGAAAATCGATGCCGTGGCTGCTATGATGGACGCTTACGTGGCATGGAAACAGAACCGGGATGCGTTTGAGTGATCAGAGCCGCTGCAAAATGGTAAATGCGAGATATGCGAGCAACATGGTACCCCACAGGCCTTCTACGACACCTTGTGCTAGAAAAACAGCAGCGTGAGGTTCATGTCGATTGGTGAGATACTTATGTAATAGTAGTTGAATAAGCGCTTTTACGCCTAGAAAAGGTGCAACTGCATCGTGTTCAATAGCGCCAATCAGAATGTCACTCGGTTCGCGGCCGTCCGAAAATTTGCAAATCAGCGCATGAAGCCCAAGTGACATTGCATAAAAAGCGATAAGATTTATGGAAAGCTCGCCGCTCAGCAGTGACCCGATAAAACTGTAAAGAAGCGTTGAACGGATAAGTCCGATGAAGAACCACATGATAGTATCCTCCCTTTTTTGTTAGCTTAAATCAAAATGGAGCGAAATCAGTCGTCATCGATGCTATTCCAATCTTCGTTGATGGCTCCGCAACGTGGACAGATCCAATATCCGTATTCATTGCTGCCGTCTTCCCATGGCTCGGTATAACAGCCGTTGTTAAGGGGCGCGCCGCAGTTATAACAGCTGTCTGACAGATATGACAGATAGTCCCAGTCCGTAAATCCTGAATCAGATTCGTCACATGTATCTTCATGCCGCGATGCAATCTCATTATTATTCTGTTCCGGAATCAATGAAGCATTATCTTCTGATCGTTCGTCGGAAAATTCTTTCAATTTCTGTATTCCTACTATAGCACCAGCAGTGCCTAGAACTCCGACTACAACACCAATTACAACGCGCGGATGGCGTTTCACGAAAGACGATACAGAAGAAGCTGCATTTGCAGCAGTCTCCTTGATCGTTGCAAGAAGACCGGCTTTTGTACATGAATCTTTCTCTGTTTCCGCCTCTTGCAGATTGAGCGTCTTTCCGCATCCAGAGCATGTGATTTCATCAGGCCTGTCTTTGGGAATCGGTGTTTTCGCACCACAGATAGGACATTCGACCACTAACATGATATAGCCCTCTTCTTTCGAGAAACATTCGGTAAGAAGAGTATAACACAGCTGAGAAACATTGTAAATCAAAGAAAGGAGCGATAGAGTGAATGATTGGTGGGATTACCTGGAGCATGGATGGTTCGGGAAAAACGGCCAGAAGGGCAGCGAAAAGAAAAACCACAAGTATTATGCCCGTGTTCCGACCGGAACGAAGGATGGACATAACGTTTACCGGTACTTCTACTCGAAAGAGGACTATGCCGCCTACATTCGGAGCGGAAAGAAAAAGCTGACCGGTGAGTACGGCATGGAGAAGCACCCGAACGGGCGGATCGCATGGACTGTCACGGAACAGTATACCGACAAGGACGGAAAGTTGCAGACGCGCAAGAAATATGTGAGCGCAGAGACCTCCGCGAAGCTCCGGGACGATAAATACCGGAAAGAGAAAGCCCTGAATGAAACTCCGAAAGAAAAGAAGGAGCAGATGAAGGAAGCAAAGAAGCGCTACAACAAGAAAATGGCCGCAACGAGACGGAAACGTGCCGTACAGAAGGGCTTCCAGACTGTGAGCAGACTTTTGGGAAAGCAGATGGACTTCAAGAAAAAGCCGAACAACAAAACCGAGAACAAGGCCTACCAGAAAGCAGGATGGCGAAAGAGCATGTTTGTTCCGGGAGCTTATGTGCGGAAAGCAAAGTGAGGTGATGAGATAAACATGCAGGTATACAAGGACGAGCTATACCACTGGGGCATCAAGGGCATGAAGTGGGGCGTGCGGCGATACCAGAACAAGGATGGTACCCTGACGGCCGCAGGCAGGAAACACTATGCCGGGGATGGAAACGCCGGTGAGGATGCGCAGAAGCCCAAGACAGAGTATGCGCCCAAGCGAACCGGAAAAAACGCGGAGGATTACTCTGACGAGGAACTGCGGGCACGGATCAACCGGCTGCAAATGGAAAAGCAGTACCGGGATCTTCAGGGGCAGACCAATATCCGGGCGGATGACCCCAACAAGGAACTGAAAGCCGAGAAAGAGCGGCTCCAGCTCCAAAAGGACGTGAAGCAGCTGCGGAAGGACGTATACAGCGGGCAGAGCTTTGTGAAGACCGTAATGACGAATGCTTCCCAGCAGTTTTTGACCAAGGCCGCTTCCGGTGCTATGAGCTACGCAGCAAAACAGTTCATCACGAAGGAACTCAAAAACCCTGAACTGGCGAACGCCATTGTGAGCGGAAGCGCTGGCGGAAACCAGCAGAAGAAAGACGATGACAAGAAAGACGACGACAAGAAAGACAGTTAAGGTCTGGAGGAAATCAAAATGGCATCACAAACCTTTGGCTCCAGACTGAGACACGCCTGGAATGCGTTTTTGAACCGGGATCCTCCCGGAAGAAGCGGCGAAGGATACAGCTACCGGCCTGACCGGGTAAGGTTGAACCGAAGCAATGACAGGACGATCATGACGGCCATCAACACCCGCATTGCAATGGACGCTGCGGCAATTACCATCAATCATGTAAGGCTCGATGAAAACGGACGCTACGACGAAACCGTTGATTCGGGCCTTAATTCTTGCCTGAACCTTTCCGGCAACAAGGACCAGACGGGCCGGGCACTGCGATATGATATGTTCCTTTCCATGCTGGACGAGGGATGCATTGCGCTGGTGCCAATTGACGTGGACTACGACGGAAAGACCGGCAAGACCCGGATCGAATCCATGCGGGTGGGAAAGGTGCTGGAATGGTACCCGGACGACGTGCGGCTGGAAGTGTACAACGACCGGACCGGACGGAAAGAGGAGATCACCCTGCCGAAGACACGGGTGGCCCTGGTGGAGAACCCGTTCTATGCCGTGATGAACGAGCCCAACGGCACGGTGCAGCGGCTGATCCGGAAACTGAACCTGATGGACGTGATCGACGAGCAGGTGGGCAGCGGCAAGCTCGACCTGATCATCCAGCTGCCCTACGTTGTGAAGGGCGAGACCCGGAAGAAACAGGCCGAAGAACGGCGGGCACAGATCGAACAGCAGCTCGCCGGTTCCAAATACGGCATTGCCTACACCGATGGCACGGAGCATATCACGCAGCTGAACCGCAGCCTCGAAAACAACCTTCTGAAGACCGTGGAATACCTGACCAACATGGCATACAGCCAGTTGGGTATCACCCCGGAGATCATGAACGGTACTGCTTCCGATGCTGTGATGACCAACTACGAGAACCGCACCATCGAACCCATTGTGGCGG